GGTTCAGTTCCGGAGCGGTGAGAGAGAGGTTGTGCTCTTTGCCTTCAATGACGAGGGACTGTGGCTGGCCGTTAGCGACAAGTGCCCGATGGACTAAACCCTTAACTAGACGATCAGCTCGTTGAGCTGGCTGAAGAATATGGCGTGCCGTTCTTCCTGCCGAGCTGGCCTTCAGCGCTGAACATCGCTATCAGCTGAGCCTCTGCTCGACGGGGAAACCAGTTAGGGCGTCGGAGTGGGGCAACCTCCGGCGCCCTTTCAATGAAGTGACTAAGTCACTGATTCCTCAGTCGTAGCAAGCCACAGGCAGTCTCTCGCAGACGGGTCTCCAGAGAAGGAGACCCGTTTTGCTTACCCCCGAACAAGAGGCCGCCGTTCTCGACGAATATCGTCGGACGCGCTCACCATTCAAAGTCGCCACGACGCTCCGTCACAGCGTGTCCGAGGTGTGGGACGTTATCGACGCCAACCCCGATGCCGCGGTCCAGAACCGCGAGCACTCCGGGGGTGAAGGCCGCGCCGATCTGCGTCCATATTTCGTCGCTCAGGCACGCTGCTCGGAGCGGTGGGACAACGACGATCCGGGTGTGGCCCTGGCCCGACAAAGGGTCTGCGACGGCACGCACACGATGGCGACGCATCGCGACGGCGGGATCAAGTTCCTGTGCTCGATCCCGCTCAAGAAGCGGGTGAGGCCCAATCCGGATTACTTCAAGCCGGAGCCGGCGCTGTGAGCCGGCACGACCTCACCTACAATCGTGTCCTCCGTCAGATTCTCGACGAGGGCGAGACCCGTGCCGATCGCACGGGCGTGGGAACCAGAGCACTCTTCGGCACCCAGATGCGCTTCGACCTGCGCGACGGCCAGTTCCCGTTGCTGACGACGAAGCGTGTCTTCTGGAAGGGGATAGTCGAGGAGCTGCTCTGGTTCCTGCGTGGCTCGACGAACGCGCGCGAGTTGTCCGAAAAAGGGGTACATATTTGGGACGAGTGGGCCGACGAGAACGGCGAGCTCGGGCCGGTGTATGGCGCCCAATGGCGCAGCTGGCCGGTGTTCAGACCGGCCTACCCACTGAACCACCATATCAATCACTACTGGCGCCGGCCGCTCGACCAGATCGCCGTGGTCGTTGACAGCCTGACGAACAATCCGGCCTCGCGGCGGCACATCGTGACGGCGTGGAACCCCGGCGAGGTCGACAGCATGAAGCTGCCGCCGTGCCATGTGCTGTTCCAGTTCGACGTCACGGCCGACCACCGGCTCAACTGCCAGCTGTATCAGCGGTCCGCGGACTTCTTCCTCGGCGTGCCGTTCAACATCGCCAGCTATGCGCTGCTGACGCTGATGATGGCTCAGGTCACCGGTCTCGGGCCCGGCACCTTCGTCTGGACCGGCGGTAACACCCACCTCTATCTCAATCACCTCGAGCAGGCCGAGGAGCAGCTTGCGCGCGAGCCATTCAAGTCTCCGTCCGTTCAGCTCAACCCCGATGTGATGGACATCGACGGCTTCACCGCCGACGACATCGTCCTGCTCGACTATCGTTCGCATCCTGCGATCAAGGCGGAGGTGGCGGTATGAGCGCCATCGGTCTCTCCGGCTTCGCCCAGAGCGGCAAGACGACTGTCGCGAACTACATCGAGGCCAAGTACGGCTATCGCCGGCAGCACATCGCCGAACCGCTGCGCGAGATGCTGCGCGTGCTGCTGCGGCGCTTCGGCTACCCTGACGCGGAGATCGACCGCTATCTGACCGGCGATCTCAAGGAGCAGATCATTCCCTGTCTCGGCAAGACCAGCCGGCACGCTCAGATCACGCTCGGCACTGAATGGGGCCGTGAGCTGATCAGCGACAGCCTGTGGGCTCGGTTGTGGGCACACGAGGCCGTGGGCAAGGTCATGAACGATAGCGTCCGCTTTCCCAACGAGGAAGCTGCGATCCAGGGCGCTCTCGGTGGGTTCACGATCATGGTCGAGCGGCCGGGCACCCACCCGATCGCTTTCAGAGGATGGTGGGGCAAGCTGCTGTACCGATGGTTCGGCTGCTACTGGGGCGTTCACCCCAGCGAGCGCGTTGATCTCCTCAATCCCGATTACGTGATCGTCAACGACGGCACACTCGGGGAGCTCTACAAGCAGATCGACGAGGTGATGGCATGCGAGCTCTAACCGGAGCCATCATGTTCGGCCTCGTTGTCGCCACCGTGCACAGCGCAGCCAGCAGTCGCGTCGAGCTACGCTGCGAGCCCGTCGCGCTGCCCGAGCTCAAGCCGTGTGGCTGGGGTCTCTATCGGGATCTGGGCTATGTCCCAAATCGCTGTCGGAACACGTAATCTCGATCGCTTCTCGACAGTGCCCTGCACCGAATAGAAAATCGATCAGCCGCTCGGCCGTCAACGCCCATTGCTTCCCGGCGATGGCGTTGCGGCCGACGCAGCCGCTGATCGTCTCGTTGGGATCAGGGCACTCGCCCCTGTTCGCCCAGACGTAGGGCCATCCGGCGATCCAGACGTAGACCAGTTGGTCGAGCGCGGTCAGAAAGGCGATGAACCATCGCCACAGCCGCTTCACGGCAGCGCCGCCCACTCGGCAGCAACATCGTAATCCTCGATTGCCTGTGGGTCCGTCAGCTGCTCGAGTGCGTCCTTGAGCGCCCAGCTCTTGCCCATCAGGGCTTTCCCCCAATCGGCCATCATCAGCAACGTGTTGAGACCGTCTGCGTAGGAGCAATTGATCGTCTCGTTGGCTGCGGTTCGGAAGTCGGCTCCCATCTCAGCACCCAACCCGCTCGACACGGCCGCCAGATAGGCCGCCTGGCTCGTCAGCCAGTTGGTCCGGTCCTCGACATCACGAACTTGGAGAACGTGCCCCTGCAGTGGTCCTGCGGGCGGCGAGAAGCCGTCAAGGAAACGGGCCTGCAGATAGTCGTTGATCTCGAGGCGCTTTTTGGTCCGCAGCTTGTCGAGGCTCGTGACGAACGCACCCGTTGCGGCGTCCCACGACACCTGTTCCGGATACCCCGCCGGCACCTCGGCCTCGATCGCGCCGTCGACCTCGTCGTTGTAGATCGCGAGCAGCTCGCCCGCTTCGTCAAGGACTAGCCAGCTCATGACATCGCCACCTTCAACACAGGACCGAACACCGTGAGGTTATTCGTCCGAACCCAGTCGATCCGGAACTCGTAGATCTTCTGAGCGGAGGGCGCGGATACCGTGCTTGATCCTGAGCACGCCCCCATCGTCGCATCTTGTTCTCCGGGAGAGGTTTCGACGCGTGCGGCGCTCGACCCGATCAGCTCGGTACCGACCTGAGTCCACGCCCCCGCGTCGGTCACGTTGCGGTACATGAACTTGGCCTGCACTCGCCCCGAACCCAGAATGTTCATGTCGTAGGTGCAGCCGAACGACATGTTGATGATGTTGCCCGGGTAGACGTTCATGCTGATTGTTGGTGACGCGGGCGCGTAGGAAGTTGTCGGCTGGCCGAGCGCCACGCTGGTCGTCTGCGCGTCGGCGCCAGCTCGAAGCTTCGAGACCTCCTGCGAGATCGTGAGCGTGACCCCGGCGTAGGCGGCGGTGACTTCGAAGCTGGCCTTGTCGGCCGAGATCGCGCTCACGTCGTAAGCGCCTCCGCCAACCTTCGCGACAGCCAGATCCGTCACGGCCGCGGGGTCGGCCCATGTCGCCAGTGCCGAGACATCGGTCCCGCCGACGACAAACTTGAAGTTGACGCGCTTGGGCAGTTCACCGCTGCGCGGAATGCCCGCGGAGTCGCAGTAGATGATGGTCGGCACTGCCACGAGGCTGGCGCCCGCGGCACCGTCCGCTCCGCTGTGTACCCGTATCACGCTGATCCGGTCGGAGAGGGTCACACCACCGTCGGTCAGCGTCGCCTTGACGATCACCCCGCCGGTGCCGTTGTGGGCCGTCGCGAACTGAGCCTCAGTCATCGTGACCTGATTGCCGGTCGTCGCGCTGAGAGCCGCGCTGGCATCAACCGCGGTTCCATCGATGTCCGTCACCGACCACGTCACCGCCGCGGTCGTGTTGACCTTTTGTGCCGTGAAGGTGGTCGTCTGCGTCGGCGGAGACGGTCCACCGGCCCCGTCGTAACTCACCGTCTGGCGATCGCTGATGACGTACATCAGCGGGGCGTTCAGACCCGCTTTGCTCTTGGTGATCGAGTAGATCTTGTCGATCGTGTAATCGAACCACACGGCGCGGAAAGTCACCGTCGCGGCGTCGGCCGTGAGATCGGTGATCGTGTAGACGCCGTTGGCATCGATCGTCGCAGTGGCGCCGTCGGCGGCCTCGACCGAAAAGACCATGTCCTCGACGATCTGCCCGCCGGGGCTGTAGAGAATGAACTGGCCACCAGCGCCGCTCAGATCGAAACCGGTTCCGTCCGCAGCCGTGGCGACGGTGTGGCTCTCGTTGGTCAGCACGCCGACGGGGGCAAACTGCGGCAGCGCTCCGATCGCGATATTGTCCTCGAGCGGCAGCGACTCACGGTCCTTCTGGTCGACCGTGTAAACTCGGTACTCGTGGAACCCGTCGGGTGGGTCGACGAGCTCGGATTCGAGTTGGGTCGTGAAGCCGAGGTCGATCCACGGCCCGTCATTGAACCGGCGTTCAACACGATAGCCCTTGATCAGCGGATAGCTCGGCCGCAGCCAGTCGGCGCGCAGCGCGCGTCGCGTTGACGTTGGGGTATCCGTGACCTGGACCAGCGAGAGCAGACCACCGCTCGGCGGCACCGGTGGCGGCAGGAGTGCGCTGGGGGTGTCGTATCCCGGGATGTTGAAGTCGTACTCGCCGAGGTCCGAAGCGAGAAACTTGCCGGTATCGACCTCGATCGCGCTGACCGACACCTTCTCACCGGCGTCGTCGTAATTGAGGTCGACGATGCGATAGACCTTGGGGACGCTCGGCAGGCCCGGTGCGGACAACGCCACGTTGGCGTTCTCGGCGATGTCCGCTGGCAGCGGCGTGTCGAGGAAGAGCTCGCGAACATCCCCGCGGGCGGTGTTGAGATTGGTGATGCTGCGTGTCACCGTGACAGTCGGCTGCTGCCACGTCGGGTCGGTCGGAGACGTCGTCGAGTCCGGATCGTAGGCCGGGTTCGGCGCAGTCACTTTCAACTCGTAACTGACACCGCTTTCAAGCCGAACAGTGTCGCGCAGGACAATCGAGCCGCCCTTGTTCTCGACGATGCGCCCGGTCGTGCGCTTGATCTCGTCGATGCTCTGGTTGAGCGAACTGTCCGCGACTAGGATCCACGCGAACCGCTCGAGCATCTTGCCTTGGCGATTGGTGGTGAAGGAGACGTTACGGAACTCGTTGATGTTGGTCCGTAGCTTGAGAATGCCCCACCGCAGCGCCTGTTGCCGGTTGGTGCATCCGATCGCGACAATCTTGGTCGGCTTGCGCCCGAAGCGCGCGATGTGGTCCGTGTCCTCAAGCCGGATTCGATCCTCGCGATAATCGAACTCCTCGTTGAGGTAGACGACCGTGACGTCATTGAAGCGCGTGTCGACGTCGGAATGACTGTAGATGAATTCCCCTTCGATGTTCTCGAAGGTGTACAGCGCCGACGGGGTCTGCGGCCGGTCAATGACACAGCGCCACTCGCCATCGCCATTGTCCCACGCGGTGCCGCCACAGGCGCCGGCGAGGTAGCGAATGAAGTCGTCGCTGCGCTGCGGTTCGGTGACGACGAGATTGAGCGAGAAGCGCGGGTGGAGCCCACCGGCGCCGTCGGGCACCAGCTCGCTGGCATATTTTGAGAGCTCGAGCGCATCCCACTTGTTGAGGTGTGCGCCGGGGACGAGCCGGGCAATGCCCGACAGCGAGTCCGAGATCGCGTCGTTGATGATCCACGCCGGATCAGTGGTGAAGGCCTTGGACCACGAGCCGTCCCAGATCGCGCCAGTGTACTGCCGCGTCTCAGGGTCGAACACCTCCGGCGGCGGCACCGAGACGATCTTGGTGTCATAGATGCCACTGACTTCGGGAATGCCGTTGAGCTGGTCGCTGGCCTTGCCGTACAGCTGGAGCCACGAGAAGCCCCGCCACTCCTCGTTGTCACCGAGCTCGCCGTGGTAGACGGCCGTTGCGGATTCCCAGCTGATCGTCCGACGCGTCTGGTTCTTGTCGTCGTCGATCGTGTCCTTCTCGCGAAGGCGAACCCGGATATCCCAACTCTTGTTCGCGTAGGCTCCCGTCTTGGGGACATTGACGCGATACTCGACGACGTAGGAGCTGCTGGTCGTCTTGCCACTGATCTTGAAGACACCGCCGGTGGCGTTGCTGCCGCTCTGGACGTAGCCGACGCGGGTGATAAACAGCCGCAGGGCCAGATTGAATACGTTGAAACCCTCGGGATCCCACGGAGGTTGAGTCGCTCCGTTGCTCCCCAGTGGGTTGATCCAAGTGGTCGTGCCGCTCGGCTTCATCTCGATGTCGAGCGTCAGCGTGGTCCCGAACACGCCGTCCTCGGCCTGCCGAAACAATTGCTGGACGACGAACCGAAGATCGATCGAGTCGGCGTTGAGGTCGTTGACGGTGTGCGTGATCCACGGGCCCGGCCCCGAGGTGTTCGTGTTGGTCAACTGCAGACCAATATTGTCGGGAGCGCCGGCCGCCCCGAGCCGCAAGGTGCATTTCTGCGGGAATTTCAGCGGGTCGCCATCGGCGAACAGCGCGCTAAAATTCTGGAAATTGTCCTTCTCGTTCTCATCCTGGATCGGGGTGTCGTTGATCCGGACTGACTGCATGCCTTTGACCGGACCCTTGATCGGTCCGACACACAGTCCGAGAAGGCCTTCGAACGTGTCGTTGGAGCGCAGCGTGTCGGGTCGTGTGACGAAATCGTCACCACCTCCGCCACCCACCCCTGCGCCGCTGAACGTCCGCTCCATCAGCGAGGCTATGGCCTCACCGCGGCGGTGAACTCACGGATGTGCTGTGGCTTAGGCGGCGAACGCGCGCCGCGGTTGTGCAGATTTCAGCGAGAGTCGGTTCCAGACTTCCTGGACGGGTAGAACCCGGCGCCCGACCTCGCCGTAGGTGCGGCTGCGCAGCACGACCGTCAGGCACTGCCGGCTACGCCAGCCGCCGTCGTGGGCATACTTGTCCATCGCCGCGAGAATGTTCCAGCTCTCGTAGACGACGCCGGGGTGTTCCTTGGAGCTCATCTTGTGATGGACGTGACCGCCGTCGATGTAGTGGAATTCGGTCTCGCCCCAGTCCTGCCGAAAATCGGTGCTCATCACGCCCGCAAGCTTGTCGACACCGCGGCACTTATCGGTGTGGGTCACCATCACGAACGTGTTGCCCATCCGGTAGCCGATGAAGATATTGTCGTTGTCGAGGACGTTGACACGACCGGAAGAGCCGTAGGCAACGCGAAGCAGCTCGGCCATCCAGATGTCGTTGGTGCGACTGTGATTGCCCTGGTTAATGATGACATCGACCGTCCTGGCCTTGGTCAGTGCCTTGTCGACGATCCAGCGCATCACCCGGCTGTAGACCTTGATCATCTTCGGGAAGCGACCGTCATAATCGAGCGGATGCCCGCTGGCCTCAGTGACACCGGCCATGTTCTCGTAATGCGTGAAATCGCCAAGATCGTTGATGACGAGGCGTTCACACGGTGGCAGCTCGTCGATCAAGATGCCGATCGTGCCACACAGCTCGCGCTCGCCGATCTTGAGGTCGAAATTCTGTCCCGTCTCTGCGGCGTGGGCGAGCATGCCGAGGTGGGCGTCGCCGATCTGAATCCACGGGACGATGTCGCTCTGAAAGTCGAGCGGCGCCGAAGGCACCTCGATCGCCGGCACGCCCTCGATGAAGGCGTCGATTGCGCCCTCGATCGCCTCGAGCCATTTCTGTTCGTCGAGCCGGGTCTTGGTCCACTGCAGCACCGGCTCGCGCAGACCGCCGGGGTGTATCCGCTCGAGGGTCGAGTGGCCACGAGCAATGAACGGCTCGGGGATTGGTGAGTTCAGATTTGCGGCCGGTGCATAACCGTGGGCTGCGGCCTTCACCTCGACGGCCTTGATCCCCTTCTGGATCATCTTGCGATTGATGCCGAGCATCTTGGCGGCGGCGTGCTTGCTCCCGGTCGCGTTGACGGCGTCGATGTAGCTTGCCTGCGCGGGCGTCGCCCACCTCTTCAATCGCTCGTCGATCATGGTTGTCCTCAACTGGTGGTGACCGGGAAATTGGTCGTGATGAGCGCGCTGCTGTCGACCTGGATCGACAGCCAGTGGCCGCTGAGCTTGATCCGTCCCCAAGCCATCGCAATCGGGGTTCCGATCGCGGCTGTGTTCTTGGTGTTGCCCAGATATTTGGAAGGCGGTGGATCCGCCGCCTTGTCGATGGTCGGCGCTTTCATGAACATTTGTGAGACGCCCATCATCAGGAAGCTGGCGCCAACGCTGAACATGATGGCGTTAAGCGTAATGCCCGCGGCGATGCCCACCACCGGCAAAAGGAACGAGGCTGCGATCAGCGCGACTCCAACGATGATGTTGAACCACTTGCCGCCGCCGCCATACATCCGCGGGACGAGGTGAATCTCATCGACATCGGTCTGCGCGCGAAGCTTGGCCTCGGTGTCAAAATCGACAACGTCGATGACCAAGTCTCGCGGCCAGTTCGGCAACTGACGCGACAGGCCCTCGATTGCGTCCGCCGGGACATTGGTCTGGACGCGGAACTCGCGGCCGAATTGCTCAGCGAGGACACCGTGAAGGATGATTTTCATGCGCTCACCACCGTTCCGTCCTCGAGCACCTTGAACGTGGCGACAGTCGGTTCCCCGTCACGAATGCCGAAGATGTGGTGCGTCAGCCGCGGCCACTGGCGGAAGCCGGCCATATCTTCCTGAGAGAGATTTGGATCTCGACCGGGGTGGGTGTGCCAGGTGGCGACAGCCTGCTCGACATGCTGGAGCAGGCCCTTGGGGTCCATGACAAAACCCTTGACCGGCTCGGGGTGGATATTGTCGACGGTCACGAACGCTCCATCCTCGAGGATGAGACCGCAGGTTTCGCCGGCGCCGGGGGAGAGCGCGTCAGGCGGCAGATTTGACAGCATCGTATCGGTCACGAAGCAGGTTCCTCAAATCGGCGTTGGGATAGACCGGACGAAGGTCCGGAACGGCGGTGTGGCGCAACACGAAGCACGTCGAGTTGCGCCAGAAATCGCGATAGGTCTCGGCAGCGCTCATTCGCCCGTCGAGGTGATGGATGAGCATGTTGTCGCCGACGTACACGGCGAGGTGACACGGGTTGCCCTCGCTGATCGCCAACGCCAGCACATCGCCGGGACGGAGGTCACCGACCTTCCAGTCGGTGATCATCCGGAAGCCCTCACGCTCGTACAGGCTGCGGATCAGATCCTGGTTCTCGGGTTCCCAGTCGGTCGGCCGGGCGTAGTTGGTGATCTCGATCGCAAAATTGTCGCGGTAAAAATCGCGAACGATCGCGAAGCAGTCACGCACGCCGAAGACGAACGTCCTGCCGACCAGCTGCTCGTAGGCGAGGCTCATTGCTGCACCGCGGGGAATGCCGGCGGATAATACTGCCGATAGGGGACGGTAAACCCGAGGGCATCCGAAGCCGTTGCGAGCTGGAGCTCGATCGAAAGCCGGTGGTACAGCGGCACGCGCTTGATGCGGTACATCTGCACGGTCTTGACGTTGCGGTCGTTGAGGAGGTTGTCGAGAAGCACGACCATGTGCTTGACGATACCGTCGTCGAGGTAGCCGTCGTAGGCGTAGGGCTTGAACGGAGAGAGATCGAGACTCCCGTCCCCGATCGTGAGCTTCGGGGAGAGCGCGCTGCCGTCGACCGATTTCTTGAAGCCGGTGAACACGAGCGGAATGCCCTCATAGAGGTTGCCCTGCCACTCGGCGGGGTTGTCGTTCTTGAAACGGATGGTGCCGCTGCCGTCATTGGGTGTGAGCTCGAACAGGTCGATTTCGGCATCGGCCTCGAGCTTGTGTGCATCGTGGATATGATCGGCTGGAATGGCGGTCACGACGGCAGGTGTATGGGTGGCCCGCAGTGGTGGAACAGGGTTGGCTGTGGGTTATACGAAAAGAGGAAGCCGAAGCTCCCTCTCCCGTTCCCAACTGAGTGGCCCGTTAGGCGGCGTACAACCGGCCCGCGGCGCGGGTGCCGATCTCGGCGAGGCGGCCGGTCGCTTCCGATGCGGAGAGCAGCAAGCCGCGCATCTCCCACGGCATGCCGCCGTACTCGGTCTCGGTGAAGGACAGGTTGAAGCCCTTCGTGATCTGGACCTTGGGGGCGAGATAGACGACGGGGCGATTGAAGTTCGCCAGCGTGCCGACGATCTTGGCCGAGAACAGGTCACCCTGATCGGTCGAACCGGCTTCCATCTCGGTCACGATCCAGACGATCGAGTCCACCGGGAAGTCCATGTCGGCCGGCGTTGCGAACTCGCTGGCGATCGCCACCGTGTGATCTCCCGACGCGAAGGTCGAATCCGCCGACGCGCGGGTCGGGTAGACAAGCTCGGGGATGGTCGGGTGCTGAATGAGGATCGTGTCCCCCGTCTTGATCGACCCCGCGGCGGCCGGGATGGTGCTGGCAGCATCACCCGGGATCGGATTGTCGACGATCGTCAGCGACACCGCGCCGCCCGCAGCGGCGGTCTTGAGCTTGCCGCGCAGCGGCTGACGAGCCGCGGTCGCGAAGCCCTGTGCACGCAGGAAGTTCTCGGCCGAATATTCCTGCACCGTGCCGGTAATCGACGTCTGGACGTTCGTCTTCTTGGAGTCGACGAGGGCCTGCGCGATGCCGGCGGTGAGGTCGATATTCGAGCTGTCGACCACGACCGCGATTTCCTTCGCGAGACCGACCGAGTGGTCGGCCGGAGTCAGATCGAAAACCGGCGTTTCGCCGAACTTCGCGAGCATGAGCGTCGCGCTCGAGAGCATGAAAGCGTTCTGTTTTGCGCCGGACATAGTCTGTGGGCTCCTCGGAGGGTGATCGAAACTTGCAGTTCACCCTTTGAGAGCCCGGCCCCGCCACTTCACGGCAAAGCGCGGCAACCGCAATCCACCGTTATGTCAGCACCCCGATCGTCACTCCGAGCGCACGCTCCGAGCGAGTGACCTTGCGCTCGTCGATGAGGTCGTCATGCTTGATCGGCTGGCCGGTGATGATGCGCGCCTGCTCGAAACTCGCGCTCATGCGGAAATCCGAGACTTCGCGGTCGAGCGGTTCAATCGCGGCCCAGATCAGGCCGAGATCATCGAACCCTTGGTCGCGCTCGAGGCGCGTCACCGGATCGATCGTCTTCCTCCGCCGGGTCCAGTGAACCTGCTGGGTCGCGTCAAACAGGCGCCAGCTCATCCAAATGGTGCCTTCGGGCTGTTCGCTGGGACCGTTCTCGCCGACGATGAACACAGCGCCCGACTGCGAGCGCACAACCATGCCCGTCCGGAGCGCCGTCTTGAGCGGCGTCCGCAGGACATGCCTCGGGTTCACGAAGGCGTAGACCGGGATCTGCTTCTGATCGGCCTCGGACATCACGCCGCGGATGACGCCGCTGCCGCCTTCGATGATGGTGAACGGCACCTCGAACCGGCGCCCGACCTTGCTCAGACTCGCCATGCTGGGGAATGCTCCACAAGAGTGACATCGAACGCCTCGATCAGGCCGTTGGAATTGACGACGGCCTCGGGCACCTCGACCGGTTGTGCGAAGCGGCACTCCAGCCACCCGTAGTGCGGGTGGGGAAACTGGAACGACTTCCAGGTGCCGTGCTCCTCATAGAAGAGCTCGAGCCGGCGCGCGTTGTAGCGCGGGTCGGTATCCGCGTCGTAGAGCCCCGTATCCTTGAGATACCAATACATCCCCTGCAGCTTGACGACGAACGTCTTCTGATAGGGCACCTTGGGACGTGACGAGAACGGCCAGCCGTTCATTGTCATGACGGGGCTGGCCTGCGGAGGCTTGGTCCGCGGCACCATGTATTTCGGGCAGAAATCCCAAGCCGCCACCTTAACCTCCCTGACTGACTTGGCGGATGAGCTGCTTGGTCGGGCCGCCGTTGTAGATGTCGTTGGCAATCGTCACGAGCACGTCGTTCGGGCCCATCTGCGGCTGCTGCTCCGGAGCCACCACATAGACGTTCATTTCCTGCCGCGCCGGTGGCGGGACGACGACCTTGGCGCCCATCGAGCGTACGGCATCGGAACCGCGCTCGTTGAGCTTGTCCATGAAGTCGACGCCGACACTGTCGACCGCGCTCTTGCGAACGACATATTCTCCGTTGGCAATGCGCGCGTCGACACTATCGCGATTGGGGACACCGTGCCGGATATAGCGGCCAGTGAGAGCCTTGACGCGACCGCCGTGGAGCAGCGTCGACGTCGGGGTGAGCGGCGCTGTATTCGTTGTACTGACACCGACGCTAAAACCGCTCGTCTGTGGGGCCTTGAAACTGCCACCGAACGCTGACAGCGCGAGCTGCATCAACTTCACGGCGATCATCTTCACCAGCAGTTGCTGCAAGTACTTAATGACGTTCAGCACCATATTGCGGAAGGCATCCTGAACAGTCATCGTCCCCGACGTCGCATCCGTCAGGAACTGCTCCAAAGACTGATGGGCGGTGCCGATCGCATCAGTGAGGTTCATCGCGATCATCTCCGACCACGACGCGGTCAGGCGATGGACCTCACGATAGTTCTCGATCGCCATCTGCAGGTTGGCGTTGAAGCCCTGCGGCAAGAGGCTACCGACGTTCAGCGCCTCATCGAGCTGAGCCTTCTGCGCAACGAGAGTGGCGACCTGGACATTGAGCTCGGTGAGCTTCTTGTTCGCCTCATCAACCTCGGCTTGACTCGCGGTCCCAGCCTTGGCGCTGAGTTCCTGCGTCAGGCGCTGGATTGCGGCGTACTTCTGCGTGATCTCCAGATCAAGCGCGACTGACCGCGCCTGATCGAGATTCTCCTGCGCAAACCCGGCCTGTCGCTCAGCCGTCTGCTGCACGTAATCAGGCACGCGGCCCTGCAGCGATTGTGCGCTAAGTCCTTGTACACGGCCCTGCGCAAGGGCGACGCCGAGTTCATAAGGCTCGAGCATCTTCTTGGTGCGGAGCTCGATCGTCTCGAACGCCTTGTCGATGCTCTTGAGGAAATAATCGAAGACCTGACTCTCGACCTCCTCACGCTTCTGCTGAATGCGCTCCTCAACCTCACGCATGCGATCCTTGCGCTCGGCCTCGGTGGCATTAGTGCGATCGAGATCGGCCTCGGTGGTTTTGCGAAGCTGGTCGGCCCAAGCATCAAGGCTGCTCTTGACCTGAGCCTCACCGCTCGCGAACAGCTCGTCAGTTGTCGCGAAGCGCATTTGCTTGAGGGCGTTGGCGAGCGTACGTTCAGCGGTCCCCATCGCGAACCGCTCGCGCGCTGAAGCTTCGCGCTCAGCGCGGTTTTCTTCCTTCTCCTGTAGACGCTGAGCCCGATCGGAGATGTCCGCGGTGCTCCCCGGCGCCTGTCTGCTCAGCGGATTGCGGTCGATCTTCTTGCCGAGCCGGCGTTCGAAGTGAAGGTGTGGCCCGGTAGCGTTGCCGGTCATGCCGATGCGACCGATCTTTTCTCCTTTGGCTACCTGCTGACCTGCGACGACGTCGATAACACTCAAGTGGGCATAACGGGTCGTGGTGCCGAGACCGTGATCGATCTCGATCATCAGTCCATAGCCACCGTTCCAGCCTGTCTTCTCGGTCACCACGCCGTCGGCTGCAGCATAGACCGGGTCGCCAGGGTTGCCGGCGATGTCGATCCCTTGATGGTTGGTCGACCCAATCCCGCCGGGGCTCGCGCGATGTCCGATGCCGCTCGTGATGCGCGGCGTGCCGCGGACCGGCGAGCCAAAGCTGAGCATCTGCGCCTGCCTGTCCGCGTCGCGCTCCTCGGCCTTCGACGGCCGCAGGATGTCGTTCATTTGCGAGCGAGCAGTCGCAACGTCGCGCAGGCCAGCAAGCAGGAAATTGCGTTCCTCTTGCGTCAGCGTCTTCGAACTGAGCTTCTTGTTGATCCCCTTCTCTGTCTCGGGGAGCCATTTGTTGAGCCAGTCGGTTAGCCGCTTGCGGTCCGGACCTTCCGACGAGCGCAGCCGGTCAAGCTGGCCGTTGATGTCGGTGATGTTGTGCACCACCATCTGGCCGAACGGCGTGTTCGCCGCGGCGAGCTGTCCAGCTTCGCTGCGGAGGATGCCCTGCTGTCCCTGCAGGCTGAAGATGCTCTGCTGGTTGGCCGCGGCTGACGTGACCAGTCTCGCCCATTGGGCGTTCGTCTTCTGCAGCTGCTCGGCAATCCTCAGCAGTGCGTCCGCGGCCACCCGACCGTTCGCGCCGCCGAGCTGGTCGAGCGCCATCCGCCCGCGTGGGCCGAGGGCATTCATCAGCGCGCCGGTGCTGCGAATCTGCCGCACCGCGGCGTCGCGACTGGCTTGCGCGTCGAGCCGACGGCTTTGCACGGTGCCGATCTCGGCGTTGATGTTGTCGATGAGCGTCTGGCTCTCTTTGACCTTGAGCCGCTCGAGGGCACCGATCAGCCCCTCAATGTCTCCAGTCGCGCCCTGAATGTTCGCCGACAGTCCTGAAAAGCGAGACATCAGGTTCACCGTCTCGGCGGTGACCAGCTGTTCCTTACCGCGCAGCGACTCTTTCTGGGTGACGAGCCGCTGGATCTCCTTATCAAGCGCGCTCACCGTGTCACGCTGCTCGGCCGTCTTCTGGTTGGCGCGGTTCATGGCCGCTTCGAGCTGGGTCATCTGACCCGTGGCATCGTTGGTGTCGCGGCCGAGGTTACGCAGCCAGGTGCCGATGCCGTGATCTTTCGCCGACCCGTATTTCCACGGACTCAAAAAAGCGTTGGCGAAGTATTCGAGGCTATCCGCGACCGCCGGGTGTGCCCATTCTTCGAAAGACGCGAGCCGCGCTGCAACGGGACCGCTCGGGTTCTTTCCCTCTGCCGCCATCTTGCGCGTCTGTTCAAGCGCGCCGCTGATCTCATTGAGAAGGTTTTTGAAGACGAGAAGAATGCCGCTTGCCTGCTCCGCGAAGCTCTCACCAATGACATTCTTGAAGCGCTGCCACTGCGCGGCAAGCGATCCCATCGCGCGCTCCTGCGCCCGCGCGGCTGCACCCTGATCGGCGAACGCAATCTGCAGCTCGTTCATCAGCGGCAGGTTGTTCTTGGCAACGAGATAGAAAGCGGCGGCGCGCTTCTCCATCGAATCGTAGGCCTGCGCCGAGCCGAAGCCCTTGTCGTGTAGCGTCTCGAGCACGGCCGGCAGGCCCCGCGTCTTGACGTCTACGTCAGCCATCGTGATGCCGAGGCTCTTGAACTGAGCCTGCAGCTTCTCGGTCGGTGCCTGAAGATCGACAAGGAACTGGCGGAAGCCGGTGCCGATCGTCGAACCCGAGCGGATACCGGCCTGCGACAGCGCCGCGGCGGTCGACATCATCTGTTCAAGCGAGATGTTCTGTTCGTAGGCAGTCGCACCGACATACTGGATCGCGAGCGCGGCCTGCTGCACGGTCAAGCGCGTACGGTTCAGGGCCGTGGTCATGAGGTCGGCAACGCGCGCCGTCTCCTTGCCCTGCAGCTGGAATGAACCGAGCGTGGCGGTGACGAGGTCGACCGCCTCAGCCGGCGTCGAGCCCGAGGCCGCGGCCAGCGTCGACACCGCTCGCAGCGCATCTTTCATGCCCGAGACCGAGACACCGGCCTGCGCGAGCTTGGCACCCATTTCGGTCAGCTCGACGAGGCTGAAGCGCGACTCCTTGCCGATGTCGATAATGGCCTGCTTGAGCTGCCCCATCTCTGGCGTCGTCGCGTTGGCGATCGCAGCGAGTTTGTGAAGTGCGTCTTCCCACTCGACGGTGAACTGCAGCCCGCTGCGGATCGTGTTCTGGATCCCGAACAACACCTGCGCGGCGCCACCGTAGGCGGCAGTGCGCGCGACCACTCCAAACAGCCCTGTGGCACCGAACACACCCGGCGTGCGCGTGCCCCGCGCCGCGGCGCGCTCTTCGGCAACAGCCTGCGTCCTAAGCTTCATCAGTCGCTCGTCGATCAACCGATTGCGCTGGATCTCTTCGCGGATCAGCTCATTCTGGACCATGCGGTCCTTGCCGTTGAGCAGGTTGCGTTCGGCGATGAGCATGTTGAGCCGTGCGTTCGAAGCATCACGGCGGGTCTCAATCGCAGCAATGTCGCTGATACCGCGCAGCTCTGAACGGAGCTGGTTGAGGCGGAGCGTGCGATCAGGCGCGACGTCGCTGGCAAGACCCTTGCGAGTGAGCTCGGCATCGGCCTTGGTCCGCGCCGCGGTCTCCGCCTGCAGCTTTACGATCCGTGCATCGATCAGCCGATTGCGTTCGATCTCTTCACGGATGAGCTCGTTCTGGGCGACACGGTCCTTGCCCGAAAGTCCTTCGCGCGCGGCCATCAGCTCGTTGATGCGGGTCGTCGAGGCGATGCGCCGGGCTTCGACCGCGCTGATATCGCTGGTCAGCGCGAGCTCGGCCTTGAGCTGCTGTGAGCGCAGTGCGCGGTCGGCGCCCTTGTCACTGGAAAGACCCTGCTGGGCTTCGCGGATCGTCTGGAGCTGGACACGACGGAACTCGCGGATGCTGTTGCCAAACGCAGCCTGTGCATCCTGCAGCTCGCGCACGGCCTGAGCAATCGCCGGTGCCGAGCCGCGGCTCTGGATCAGCTGACTGAGATTGCCGCGGGCGGCAAGCACGGCGGCATTCTCGCGGGTGAAATCGCCGCCACTCAGTCGCGCCTTGGCCTGCAAGCTGTCGTAGCTGCGCTCGAGCTGACGGACGGCCGCAACCTGTTGCTCCAGCACCTGCAGCATCTGGCGCTGGGCGGGATGGACCCGGCCGCGCGCGGCGATCGCATCATTGACCCGGTTGATACGCGCGGCGAGCTGGTCGTTGAGACCGATCGCTTCCTTGATGCCGCGATTGTACTGGTCCGCGTCGCGCACCTGCCGGCCAAAGTTGCGGCGGTCGATCGTCTCGGTGACCGGCTTGCGCTGCTGGGCAAGGACCGAGCGCTCGAACTTGTCGAGCTGTGACTGGGCGCGATTGAAGTCGCGCAGGGTTTGGGTGATCTCGCTCTTGAAGCGCTTGGCGGATGCCTCGGCGACGTTGCCGACCTGTGCCATTGCGCTTTCGATGGTCTTGAGGCGACGCTCGACATAGTCGAACAGGTCGACGATCTGCTTGCCGTCGACCGCAGTCTGGACTGGAATTTCTGTCGTCGCCATCCAACGGTCTCAACCGGAGAGGGGGCAGCTTTTCACGGGTTGGCTGTGGCTTTGCCGTCCACCACCGGCGGATTTCGTGGTGGACGGCACCCCTTCAGACCCTTGGCGGCCAGATGCCGCCACCGGGAGATGTTTGGATCACCTCCTTTCGCTGCCGAAGCCGGGCCCTGCTTATGCCCGCGCCAAAAGCCCGTCCCGCGAAATGAGGTCAACCATAGCTCAGCGCTTGGTTGATGTTCGCCAGTGCTGCGTCGAACGACGGGGCCTTGGCAAGGTCTGTGTAGTCGCTCTTGAGTGTTGACGTCTTCTTGTCACCACCAAGCGCCTGGCTGACGACCAGGGCGAAGCTCTGGTAGTGGCACATCGCCGTTGCGTGCAGCTGGCCGTATTTCAACCGCACGCGCGCAACGAGCTCGTAAAAGCTGAGGCGCCAGAAGAGCTCGTCGAGATCACCCTCGTCGCACTCAAACGCCCAGCAGATGCTATCCTCGAAGCTTAGTTCTGAGAACCAGTCGTCGAGGGGGCGGGTTGGTCCTCCTCCGGCAGGCTGAGCGTTCCCTTGAAGAGCTCGCCCAGCTGCTTCAGGCCGCCCGCCGAGGTGGCGAAAAAATAGAGCATGTGACCCACCACCCACTGCAGGATTTTGTCGATTTCATCCGGATCGTCGATCGGCATCTCGTCGGCCGGGATGAGCTCGTTCTCCGGGTCCGTGATCATTTTCTTGGTCGGCGTCATGCAGCGCCGGACGGCGTAGTCACGGGTGTACGGATCCGTGGTGATCGTCTGGACAATCGCGGCCGGGTCCGGGATCAGCCGCTGCAGATCCTGAAACAGACCGTAGGTGAGCTTGATCGTGTGCTCAGTGTCATCGTCCTGCTTGACCGTGACGGTAAGCGGGGGACGCTCGATCTTCGCGGTCATGCCTGCACCGCCACATCGGGGGCCTTCACCACCCGCTCGAGCAGCAGAGCGCGGAGCGCACTGTCGAGCGTGATATGCTTGCCGAGGCCGAGCCGAAGCAGCCGATTAGCGAGCTGGTTGAGGGGAATGCCCTCGGCTTGCGCCTTCTCGGCAAGCTCGAGGTAGAAATCGATTTCAACGCGAAGCGTGAAACTCCGGTGGGTGCGGTTGGACACGGTGGCTCCTTGTTCTGACCAAAGAGCCTTACGGTGGACCGCGGTTGCCGGTGTAGCTCGCCCTGTGGGTTAGCGCGTGAACTTGCTGCGGCGCGGGAACCCGGGGGTCTCCGGAACGAACTTGATGTCAGATCCAAGGCTGTCCTGCAGCCGCCGGGCAACAGCATTAGGGATGGCGCGCGTGAGGACGAAGCCGAGGAACGGCTCAACGGTGTGACGGTAGGGCACGAACTTGCGATTGCCTCCGAGCCGGTACGCGACATCCTTGGGAAACTTGCCGATGAGCCCCGTCTCGCGGCCGTCATCGGCATAGTCCTCGACGTTGCCGGTACGGATCGAGGGGAGCATGTGCGCCGTGATATCTTCCATGGCTGCGACACGGACGGTGGCGATGTTGACGCGCAGAACGTGGCCGGAGGTCGACGGCGCTCCGACGTGAAAACGCGCGTTGAACGAGGCCCTTGCCTGTCGAGAGATCTGTCCCTCGGCCTGACGGTCGCGATCCCCGACACTCATGTGCTCGGGCCGGTGGACGTCGACCTTCACGGGACCGAACACGCTGGTCCAGAATTTGCCTGACCCGACATTACTCGACAGCAGCCCGCTATGGAGAAACCACTTTTGGTGCCCGACGCCACGCGGCGGGGGCTTCGACTTGCGGAGCAGATATGAGCGCTTGCGCGCCGGCCAGTGACCCTCCCGGCCCGAGCCGAGCTTGTAGCGCGCAATGCCAGACATCCCGCTCGCGAACAGCGAGGCGGGCGTGAGAGGGCTCGGGGCGTAGGCTCCGGTACGATCACCTGAGATGCCGATATTATACTGCTTGAACAGCCGCGCCATCTTGCTGATCTCGCGGAAGGCGTCCACGCCAACCTGCTTCTCGACCTTCGCCTTGATCTCATGCCACATCTCGTTGGTGGCATTGATCGCGACGTCCTCGACGAGGGCCATACCGAAGCCGCGGATCGGCGTACGCGTCCTTGCCCCGGTGCGCCAGTTGAACGTCCACCGCAGTCGAACTGGTCTGGTCTTGTGTACCGCCATGGTTCACCGGTCCTTGATGCGGAAGCTTTACAGCACCCTCTACAAGTCGGTTGTTCGTGCGACGCACGATCTGGTCAAGGACATTGAGGCCACCACTCCCATTCGCTACTGGGATTGGGAGAACCGTGACGACGAAGATAAGCTGCCGCGCGAGACGCTGCTCGGCGTCAACGGCTTCAATCTCCATGAAAATCTGGGTCTATGGATCATCCGCTTCGGTATCACCTTGTCGACTGTCGATGACGCCAATTTGCTGCTCGAGGCCGACATCATCGATATGATCCACGAGCGCTTCGGCGAGAAGCAGAAGATCTTTCTGCGCGACCCCGACGACGGCTCGGTCATCAGCGAACTGGTGTCAGTGGATTTCGAGGTCATGCCGATGGGGCAGACCCAGGTTCGCAACTACCGCGCCATCGGTGTTGAGCTACGGCGCACAGGCACTTAACATCTCGCGCGCCTCGCGCTCGAACGCGACCTTCCTCTGCACGTAGGCCGCGGCAACGACCGCATTGCCGCGGCGTTGAGCCCGCCTGATGTCGTTGTCGGCGAACTCGGTATACTGCCGGTCACCGTTCTTCGAGAGTGCATATCCTCCCGGGATCTTCTGGGCCCAGTTGTGATCGTCGAGCCACGCGAAGGGGAGAAACCCGCTCATTCCCCGATCCCATGGCTCGTTCATTTCGCCACATATGTAAGGGCCAGCGGCGCGGACATTGCGGAAGCTGACCAGCTCACGAACCTCGGTGGGAAACGCCATGTTGCACATGGCGCGACGTTCGCGCTCAATGCTCTTGTCTCTGATATCCATCAAGGAATAACAGCCGTGACGGTCGGGCGCCGACATCGTTGCCGCGGCGGCGAAGGCGAGCAGTTCAATCATGCCCGCCCTGTAACAGTTGTTTAGCTACCTGTCACCGGATCGTCGCGAATGACGGGGATGAGAAGCGAGCCGAAGGTGGCTGTCGTCTCGGAGACGGCCGCGATACCGTCGGTAACGAACGCCTCGAGCTCGGCTCTGACCATTTCCCAGTCGATCCGTGAACGCTGGAACTGATCGGTACCCGAGCTCTGCTTGGCGGCGAGCTTGATCTGCAGCGAAGGGATGAGCCCAATCGCGCACATCGCCTCGATCGCATGGCCTGCCCGCAGTGCGGCATCGCCGGCGGTGGCAGCGAGGGCATCCACACCAACAGTCTCACGGAAGCGGCTATAGGCATCGACGAGATCGATGCTCTCGTCTTCAAGCTCGTGCGTCTCGAGCCCAAGCTTGCGCCGAACACCATCTTCCGAGATACCAAACGGCAGATAGATCTCGAGCCGATAGCGCAGACGACCGCGGCGGATCACACCAGCAACCGTGTAGCTCCACTGGAGCTCACGCGGGCTGGCGAGGACGTCGGGCTCGATGTCGTTGTAGTCACCGCTGACGCCGATGACTGCCGATGCGCTGCCGGCTTCGGGGGTGACGCTACCCTCGGCGCGCTTGGCACCCGTGCCGTCGAGCAGCTGCCAAGCGATGTCCCCGTCAGGAGCACCGTCGGTGAACTCGACGAGCTGGGTGAGCGCCTCCCCCGCGCGCATTACTTGCCGCGCCCGCGGCGTCCGCGAGCCGCCTTGTTACCCTCGACGAAGTTGCCGGTCTTGTCGTCGTGGCCGTCGCCGTCGTTATCCCGTTCGGGAACATCAAGGGTGGTTTCGCCCTCGGAGGCAGTCGAATTTTCCCGTTCAGGAGCATCGCCGATGATCTCGAGCTGGCCGAGTTCGATGCGCTCGGTCACGAACGCGGTATGGGGAACGGTCGATGGGCCGCGCGCCGCGATCTCGCAGCGGTTGGTCGGGTCGACCAGCATGAAATTGCCGGTCGTTTGGACGGTGATCTTGTTCATGGGGTCTCCTATGCCCAGTGGTCGGGTCGAGCCTATGAGTGTGGCCGCAACCGTGCTTCACCGTATCAATAGAAAAACCCCGGGCGTTTCCACCCGGGGCTCTCTAGTGACTAAGTCAGTTCGCCGTTTTAGGCGGCGTCGACCGCGTCGAGATTGAGAATGTCGCGGGTGTCGGCAAAGACCAGCCGGTAGCCGGTGTTCTTCGTCTTCACGTAGCGAACCTTCTGGTTCTCGATCGCGCGGACCGACTCCTCGATGTCGGAGCCGTTCTCGTTCAGCTCCTCGACGGTCTCACCGCGAATGAAGCCAATCAGCTTCGCGGCCGGTGCGGCCGAAGACACCTGGAAGTTCACACGCGCGTTGAACCGCGGGTTCTCGATCGCGGTCTGCACACCCGCCTTGGCAAGAACCTCGACGAGCGTCGGACCGTTGGCCGCGTTCGGCGTCGCGAACATGCGCTCCCACTCGAAGTGCATGTCCCAGTTGCCGACGACGGTGTCGACCGGCACGCCCGCCTGCGCCCGGGTGATCAACCACTTGAGGAAGATCTCCCAGTTCATGCGACCGGCCTTGATCGCGGCATGGTCGACGAAGGTCGCGCCGAGAATCGAGGCGTTCGTAACCGACGCGGCGCCGTTGACGCCATCGCCGTTGATCAGGAGATCGGTGACGGTGCCGACCTGGCCGATCTGGACTTCACGCTCGATGCGGTTCGCATAAGGCGTGACGACGTCGAGGCTGACGCGACGCTCGAATTCGTAGGTCAGCTCGTAGCCGCCGCCGAACTTGTAGAACGTCACCGACTTGTTGGTCGACTTGAGGGTGCGGATCGGAATCCGAGAGCCCTCGGCGATCACGCCGGTCTGCTGGTAGTCCTCGGCTTTGTCGTCGATCACGTTGGTGATCAGCTCGACGCCGTTGACCCCGCGGCTGTTGGCCAGCATGCCCTGGACGTTCTCGATGCCGTCCTGGCGATACTTCCACTGGACGACGTCGTCGATGACCTCGGGGAACAGAGCGCGGGTGCCGGGGCGGAACTGGAACGTCTCGCCGGCGGCCTGCAGGAGGATACCGGAGTCGATGTCGTCCTTGAACGGCAGGCCGAGATGCACGAGCGCGCACTCGTAACCGTTGAGGCCCGAGCCCTTGAACTCGCCCTTGTTCGGGTCGATCGCGAGACGCAGGTAGTCACGCAGCGAGAGACCGTTGTTCTTCGCTTCGGCAACGAGCGTCTGGCCGGCGTTGAGGCTGACCGCGGGGTTCTTGTCATCGAGCCCTGCGAGCACCTCCGCCGCCGGCTTGCGGTTGCGGGCGATCTCGAGAAGATTGTCGTTCATTTTTCTGGGTGCCTTTCGTTACAGGGACTCGACGACGGCAAAAGTGCCCTCGATCGCCACGACGACGTTGCGGGTGTGGTCCTTGATCTTGGCGCTGCCGTCGTTGAGCGACTTGACCTCGCCATTGCCGGCACCGACCACTGTATCGCCGCGAGCAACCGCGTTGACACCGGTGAGGCCCGCCTTGATCGGGAGCTTCTCCTTGAAGCGCCGCGCAACGCCGCCGGTCTTGCCGGCGCCCTGCTGGGTGCGGTCCTCGTAGGAGAACAAGCGGCCATCGATCGGATCGCCGTCGCCGGCCAGCTTCATCGTGCTGTCGGCGGTGGTGTCGAACGTCATCGCCTTGCCCGTGTCGTCCTGCGTCACGGTGCCGCTGATGTTGTAAGTGAAGGTCGTCTCGTCGAGCGGGAACCCGTACGAAACAACTTTGCGGGGATCATAAGGCATGTCGGGTCTCCGTTACTTGCGGGTCTTGAAGGCCGAGAAGTTCGCCTTCGGCGTCTCGTCCGTTTCCGAGCCGGTGCCGGCCTCGGAGGCGCCACCAGCGGGGATGATTGCCGTGAGACCCTTGGTCTCGGCGTCGATCGCCGCGGTCAGCGCGGCAACGTCGGTCGGAAGGTTCTCGACGGGCTTGCCGGCCGCGGTCAGCAGCTTGGTCAGCGAGGCGGTCAGCCACGTAACCGCCGTCTCGGCGTCTTTCGCGCAGCTGGTTTTGCGTGCATCGTCACGCTCGGTCGTGAGCGTGGCGATCTGCTCCTGCGCTGCCGTGAGCTGCGTCTCAAATCCGGTCGCGCGCTCGTTCGCCGCGGTCAGCGCCGCCGCATGGTTTTGAGCCGCAGCCTCGAGGACACCGACCTTGGTCTTGGCGTCGATCAGGTCGGCCGTGAGCTTGGAAACGTCCACTAGGTCTTCTCCTCTTGATGCCTGACAGACCAGGCCGTCGATTTCGAAACCGCGAGCTGCGAGGCGTTGCGCGGATGCAGGGGCGAGCTTTGACGCGGAGCGGCCAACGATTTTAGGATTTGCCGCTGCACCGCGGGCAACCAGACTCAGCTCGATGAGGTTTGCGAGGCCAACCATGCGGACGTGAACCCCGTCCGTGCCGATCGTGTGGCCCTCGCTGCAGGTGCGGGTGTAGATGTTCTCGAAGTTCGCGCCCTCGCCGAGATAGTCGAAGTCGCACTCCGAACAGAGGTATGAAGTCGGCAGAAACGAGATCGAGACCTCGTCCATCGAACCTTGGTCGATCTTGGAGGCGAGCTCGGTCTCGGTCGCGTCAAGATAGAACAGCGTGCGAAGCTCGAACGAGCCGTCGGTGGCGTAATCGAGCCCGGCGTCGAACACCCGGCCCTTGGGGGCATCGGAGAGGTTGTGATCCGAGATCAGCGGAATGTGGCCGCCGTTGTTGATGTGATCGGAGATCTGGCGCAGCGTCAGCGGGCTCGCGACGGCCCCTTCCCATAGCGTCCCCTTCTTCCCCGGCAGCGGCTTGTTGTTGAGCGAGATGCTCTCGAACACCGCGATCCCATCGAGGTTCACGTCGGGGCCGACGCGGTCCTTGATCAACTGGATCAGTTCGGGGGTGAGCTCGAGGCGCTTCATGCCTCGAGCGACTACGCGGCCAGATCAGAACTCAGCGAGGAAAGAGCCGTCAACCGCGGTTCACCGGCAACCCACACGGCTGAAGGGTCATCGTCAGCGGCGGTGAATATCCGTCGGGTTTGGGTGCCCCCGGTGCGGGTGCGACGCCCTCAATGTCGCTTTCCAAGAATTGGAAAGTCGAGCGGCCGCTCAGTGTCGTGACCGGCCAGAAGCGACCCTTCTCCGGCAGCGTGTAGCAGCCATCGTTGGTGCTTACGCGAAACACCTCCCCCGCTGGGCGCACAGTGTCCGGATAAGGGTAGGGTGAATATTTAGGCTTGCCGTCAGCGGTGATCTTCAACCTCGCGTAGCCACCCCATTGTATCGGCGCCGAAACCCACAAGGTGGTGGGATAGACAATGGTTGCCATCGCGGTGGCGGCTGTCGGCGTGCTGGCAATTGCCGCGGTGAACGTCAGGTTCTGCGCAGCTGCCGAATTGAAGATGGTCGGTACCGTGACCGTAACTGATTGGACCCCAGCTCTCACGTAGACCATGGTCGATACTCTCGTATTTACGAGCCGCAACCGTGTCGTTCGGATCGTAGGGATTCAAACCCATGATGATGATCAGCTGGCATCCGGCAGCACGTGCAATCGACAACGTAACTAGGTCACGCAGCGAGGTTGTATTCCTCGGCTTTCGTCTTGAGCGTGGCGAAGGGC